GGTTCCAGAGGGTGAATGTATCAAATGACACAACTGAAAAACGACTAAAATCAAGACCATGAGTGGCCCACCAAGAAAACCACAAGCGCTAAAAAAAGCAGCGGGAACATATCGCGAAGACAGACATGGCGGAGGCTTAGAAGTTCCCGTCATTAAACCGAAAACGCCAGACCATCTGGATGCCATCAGCCGCGAGACATTCGACCGCCTTGCCACACGACTTGAGAAGCTCGGCGTGGTCAGCGATCTTGACGAGATGTCCTTGGAGATGTTGGCAGAGGCGTGGGAAGACTACAAGGCCGCGCGCTCCATCATCAAGAAACTCGGCCCGACATACGAAAGCGAGACCGCCACAGGCACCATCCGCCGACCCAATCCAGAGGTGGCTATCATGCAAGAGGCTTGGAACCGCGTCTTCAAACTTGTCCAACACTTCGGACTCACTCCAAGCAGCCGAGCACGAGTTGGCAAGAGCGAAGAGATTGAGGACATTGATGACCTACTAGCATGAACTCTGAGCGCGTCATCAAATTCATTGAGACCTTCTGCACCCATGTCAAAGGTGAGTGGGCACGCAAGCCATTCCTTTTGGACGAGTGGCAGAAGACCGACATCATTGATCCACTCTACGGCACTATCAACGAGCAGGGCTTTCGTCAGTACCGCACGGCCTACATTCAAATCCCTCGTAAGAACGGCAAGAGCAATCTCATCGCAGCACTTGGCTTGTACCACCTCTTCGCAGACAAGGAGCCAGGAGCGGAGGTCATCGTTGCGGCAGGCGATAGGTCTCAAGCGGGAATCATCCACGAGATACAGAAGCAGATGGTGATGAACTCACCCATCCTATCGAAGAAGTGCAAGGTGTACCGCAACAGCATCGTCTTGAACGACGACTCCTCTTTCATTCAAGCCATCAGCGCGGACGCGAATACCAAGCACGGCTACTCAATAAGCTGCTGCCTCTTCGACGAGGTGCACACGCAACCGAACCGAGAGCTCTGGGATGTACTCACGACCGCAACAGGCGCACGCCGCCAACCACTCACCCTTGCCATCACAACGGCAGGACACGACAAGCAGAGCATTTGCTACGAACTTTATGACTACGCCACAAAGGTCAAGCAAGGAATCATTGACGACCCTAGCTTCTTGCCTGTCCTATATGAGACGCAAGATGGTGATGACATTCACGACCCAGAGACATGGTACAAGGTGAATCCAGGACTCGGCACCTCGCTGAAGTTTGACTACATCCAACAGCAGAGCGAGAAGGCCAAGCAACTCATCACCTACGAGAACACCTTCCGACGCTTGCATCTGAATCAATGGACAAGCTCAGAGGAGAAGTGGGTCAGCGACGATGACTTCATGAGCGGATGCACAGACTTTGTTCCAGAGGATTTGTACGGACTTCCTGCATGGGGAGGCCTTGACCTTGCCGCCACCGAAGACATCACGGCCTTCGTTCTGCTCGTTCCAGACGGCGAGACTTTCAAGGTGATCCTCAAGGCGTGGGTCACTCAAGCGGCAGTCGAGCGCAGACGCGGACGCACAGGCGCTGACTACGACGCATTCATCAAGCGCGGGCAGCTCACCGTCACCGAGGGCAACTCCACCGACTACAGAGTCCTGCGCCGAGACATCATTGAGATGTGCGAGAACTACGATGTCAAGGGCATCGCATTTGACCGCTGGAACTCAAGCACCTTGATTCCAGACCTTGTGGACGACGGCCTCGAGTGCAACCCATTCGGCCAAGGCTTTGCGTCCATGAGTGCACCTGTGAAGAATCTCGAGATACTGATCCGCGCGGCCAATTTAGACCACGGAGGCAATGACCTCCTCAGATGGATGTGTAGCAACATCCAAGTCAAGAAAGACCCCGCCGAGAACATCAAGTTCGACAAGGCCAAGAGCTCCGACAAGATTGACGGGATGGTGGCTCTGGCCATGGCGATGGGTCAGTACATGATTGACCTCTCTGATGACGACGATGGCAGCACCATCTACGGCGAACGAGACATTCTAATCCTTTAAACAATGACCTACTTCCAAACATCAACGAGCCCCATCGGGCGCAGTTCAGAGACCAACGAACTGCTCGAGAACGAACTGCAACGACTGCGCGACCTCTTCATCGAGAAGAACGAGCAGTACAATGATTCGCTTCAGCACCCAATCAGCACCTTCCATCAAGGCGATGTCGTGAGCGGTATTTGTGCCCGCTTAGATGACAAGTTGGGGCGCATACGCCAAGCGGGAATCACCGAGGACACTATTGACACGATTGATGACATTGTAGGCTATCTCGTGCACTTGCGCATTGCGCTTAGGAAAAAGGGGAAATAAAAAACCCCGCCGAAGCGGGGCTCTGCGTTGGTGATTGCTTAGATTATCTCGAAGATGTCCTCGTCGGTTGAGTTGTCGACATACCACTCAATGCCATCAATCGTCAAGTACATAACATCTTCAGCGCGGAAATCAACCTCGACATCTTTGCCCATGAGATTGATGTGGCGGTCGTAGCTTACGCCTTCGGCTTTGAATCCAAGGCGAACCAGAGCATTGTGAAGCATCACGCGCTGTGACTTGCTTGCGTCGCGCATTTCGTGGCGCATTTCGTGTGGCCAGAAGTAGGCCTCGCCTTTGTAGAAGAAGGTTCCGATTTTGTCGTTGTCGAAGAGGAGTTGGTTGAGAGCTTCCATGTTTTGCTTTTTTGTCTTTGGTTAACACTTCAAAGATATAAACATTTCAACAATCACCAAAAAATGTCAAAATCTATTTTAGTCAAATCTTCTCGCTTTTTGGTATTTTTGTTATGGACTAAACTACTAGCATGGAGCAACGGCCTACCCTCCTGCAACGAATCTTTCGTGCATCTCCCGAGAACCCAAGCACAAGTCTGGCGAAACCAGCCTCTTGGCTGTACGACCTATTCTTCAAGTCCAAGACAGGAGAGCCTGTAAACGAGCGAAGCGCGATGGCATTCTCTGCCGTATTCGCAGCCACCCGCATCATCTCAGAAACCATTGCTTCCTTGCCTTTGGATGTTTACGAACGCCAAGGACAAGGCCGCATCCGTCTCACGGATCACCCACTCGCAAAACTTCTCAAGGAGCCAAACAACACGCAGACAGACTTTGTGTGGAAGGAGTACATGCAGGCATGCATCACCCTTCACGGCAATGCCTATTGTCACATCGAGCGTGATGCCGCAGCTCGCCCCATCGCTCTGCATCCCATTCACCCGAACAAGGTGCAGGTCAAAGTCCACAACGATGAGAAGTTCTATGTTGTAGATGATAAGCACACATACGCAGACTACGAGATGCTTCACTTCCTTGGGCTTTCCTTGGATGGCATCACAGGCATCTCTGTGCTTGGAGCAGCACGCGAAGCAATCGGCATCGGCTTGGCTGCTCAACAATTCGGCGCAGAGTTCTTCGGGAACGGCGCAAACCTTGGCGGCATCTTGACGCATCCTGGTCGCTTGACCGACGATGCAGCAAAGCGCCTCAAGGATTCATGGACGCGCAGTCACTCTGGCCTCAATAAGGCCCACTCGACTGCGGTGCTAGAGGAGGGAATGCGATACGAGCGCGTTGGTATTCCACCGAACGAGGCGCAATTCATCGAGACTCGCAAGTTGCAAGTCACGGAGATTGCTCGCATCTTCCGCGTACCTCCCCACATGCTCGCCGATTTGGATGCAAGCTCTACTCGTGCTAATATCGAGGAGCAGGGCATTTCATTCGTGCGAGACACCATTCGCCCAATCGTCTCACGCTGGGAGGCCGAGCTTGACCGCAAGTTGCTCCGCGAAGATGAGAAGGGCACATTGTACACCCGATTCAACCTAGACAGCCTCTTGCGTGGAGACACCAAGAGCCGCTTCGAGTCCTATGCCACCGCCCGTCAATGGGGATGGCTTTCTGTCAATGACATCCGCGACCTTGAGAACCTCAACCCCATCGATGGCGGCGATGTATACTTGCAACCTCTGAACATGGTCAACGCAAGCATCGTTCCCAATGATGGACAAGTAGATGCCGACTGATGAGAAGCGACTACCCACAAGCAGCATCAGACCACGCTCAACGCGCCCTTGACTACAAGGAGGCGAACGGCAGCGATTGCGGAACCGCCACAGGCTGGTTCCGTGCACGTCAACTTGCAGACCGTGCTGAAATCTCGGACGAAATCATCAAGCGCACATTCTCCTTCCTTTCACGCGCCAAGGTCTACGACCAAGGTGACTTCGAGGATGCGGAAGGCAATCAGATTTGCGGCTCTATCATGTACGCTGCTTGGGGAGGTGATGAGATGCGAGATTGGGCTGAAAATGCTATTCAAGAAATGAACTCAGAAGAAGAACGCCCATACCCCAACGAGCACGCTGCTCGCTTAACCGATCCACAGCAGTACGATTCCTTTGCTCGTGAGAATGACGCATTCGGTGAAGGCATTGATGCCATCTACGGAATCAAGGATGGTGTGAGCGAGTTGCAAGCGATTCGCTTTGACAAAGAGAAGTGGTCGGTTCAAGATGCCCAGATGTGGCTCGATGAGCACGACTACGACCCCATCTTGTTCGAGCCCGCCATTGAGGATGCGGCACATCACGAAGAAGACATGAAGAGAGCCGAACCAGGAGAGCTCAACATTGGTGACTTCGTTCGATGGAACACATCCAATGGCTTTGCCTATGGTCGCATCATTGAGATTGCAAGCGAAGGAGATATGGCGGCAGACAGCGGCTTTGTCATCGAAGGCACTCCCGATGATCCCGCCGCCAAGATTCGTGTCTACACATACGATGAAGACCAAAGCGCCTACATCGAGCGCACACCCGCTTTGAATGTCGTGCACCGATTCTCCACCCTTGAGAAGTACGATGCAGAGACTCGCAACGGTAAGCCCATCATTGAGACACGCGCACTCGGCAGCACTATGCTTGAGGAGCGCATGGTCAGCGGCTATGCTGCTGTCTTCAACTCAGAGAGCGAAGACCTAGGCGGATTCATTGAAATCATCAAGCCTGGAGCCTTCCGCGATGTACTTGACAATGATGTCCGAGCTCTGTTCAATCACAACGCCGACCTACTCTTGGCGCGAACTGCTTCGGGCACGCTCAAGATTGCAGAGGATGCTCGTGGCTTGTACTACGAGTTCGATGCACCAAATACCACCTATGGCAATGACCTGCTTGAGATGCTTCGCCGTGGCGATGTCACGCAGTCAAGCTTTGGCTTTGCTATCAAGAAAGACGAGTGGGTTTCCCGCAACGGAATCACCTATCGATACATACATAGCGTCTCACGGCTGTTCGATGTCAGCCCTGTGACCTATCCCGCTTACCCAGCCGCAACGAGCCAAATCAAGAGCCAAGCACCCGCAGAAGCTCGAGAAGAGGCTACCCCACAGGAGGAGGCCGCAGCCAATCCTGCCCCTTGCAACGAGGTGCTTCTTGAAGCATATCGCTTGCGTTTAGAAAAACAGAAATAAATCAAAAAAAAGAGACATGAACTCTAAACAACTCCGCGAACAGCGCGCCGCTCTTATCGAGCGGATGGACGCTCTCGTATCCTCTGCACAAGCAGAAGGTCGCACGCTGAACTCTGAGGAGTCAGTATCATTTGACAAAATCGACGCAGAAGCCATCGAGTTGCGCAACAACATCGAGCGCATCGAGAAGGTCGAGGCTGCCAAGAAAGAAATCGCTGCAAAGCAAGAAGAGCGCGCTGCTGCCCCTCAAAAGGTAGAGAGCCGTGCTGCTTTCGCTAAGTACTTGCGTTCTGGAATGGGTGCCTTGAATGCAGAAGAGCGCCACGCTCTTGAGCTTCGCGGCACAGACACTCAGATTGTCGGCACCGACTCTTTGGGTGGCTACTTGGTTCCCGAAGACTTCAGCAACATCCTCGATGTGGCTTCCAAGTTCACGGGCGTAGTTGAGCAAGTTGCTCAAGTCATCAACACCAACAGCGGCGCTTTGTTGCCCTACCCAACGGTGGACGACACCTCCGTTTCTGGTGCAATCTTGTCTGAGGCTACTGCTCCTGCTGTATCTGACATGACTTTCTCTGCTGTCAACTTGAACGCCTACAACTACAGCTCTGGTATCGTTAAGGTATCACGCCAGCTGTTGCAAGACGGTGCCTTCAACCTTGACGCTTTCTTGGTCGACGCTTTGGGTGGTCGTATCGCTCGCGGCACGAACGCAAGCTTCACCACAGGAACAGGCTCTTCACAGCCTAAGGGTGTAGTCGTTGGCTCTGCTGCTGGTAAGACAGCCGCTTCTGCTACTGCCATCACCGCTGCTGAATTGCTCGACTTGATGTACTCAGTTGATCCCTCTTACCGCAACGCTGCAGGCGCTGGCTTCATGATGAAGGACAGCACTCTTGCTGCCGTTCGTAAATTGGGACTTGGCTCTGCTAACGACTTCCCCATCTTCGTACCTGCAATGAACCCAGGCGAGAAGGACATGTTGTACGGCAAGCCCATCCACATCAACAACGACATGGCTGCTATCGCCACCACTAACAAGACGGTCTTGTTTGGTGACTTCAGCAAGTTCGTGGTTCGTGTTGCTGGTGGTTTGCAGTTCTTGCGTTTGGACGAGCGTTTCGCCGATGCTTTGGTTGTTGGTTACATCGCTTACAAGCGTGTAGACTCCAACATCTTGCAGGCTAACGCCATCAAGCACTTGGTACAAGCCTAATCGCTTAACACCATGAAGGTACTCTTCAAAGAGACCATCGTCGGGGACGGCTTCGCCCACTACGCAGGTAGTGAGGCGGAGCTACCCTCTGACGAGGCAGCCCAATGGATCGCAGCAGGATTCGCCGAGCCTATCGCCGAGCCTGCTTCCGCGACAAAGAAAACATCAAGCTCTAAAGCCAAGAAAGAAACCCGATGAGCATTTCAGTCATCACACCCGCGACAAGCGAGCCGCTAACTACCGCAGAGGTCAAGAGCTTCCTGCGTGTTGATTCTTCGGACGAGGACACCCTCATCGGTGTGCTCATCACGGCTGCGCGCTCTATGGCCGAAGCCTACACTCGTCGCATTCTGATGACTACGACCATCGAGGAGTTCTACGATGTTTTCCCGAACTACCGCAACCCAGAAGACAAGGACATCATATTCTTGAGCCGTGGCCCAATCCAGAGCGTTACGAGTGTCAAATATGTGGACGGCGCAGGCGACGAGCAGACAATCAGCTCTGCGAACTACGCCACCGACTTGGTTAGCGAACCCAGCCGAATCGTCAGCAATAACGGATGGTATGCCACAAAGGACACCGTCAACGCTGTCATCGTGCGATATGTATGCGGCTATTCATCCTCTTCGGATGTTCCCGCACCTATTCGGCAGGCCATGCTTTTAATGATTGCCGAAATGTATGAAAAGCGGCAAGATAGCGTCAAGCGTCTACCAACCGCCGCCGAGTATTTGATGAACCCCTACCGCGTCTGGACTTTCTGATGAGCTTATTCCCCATCAATGACCTCGGTGAATTAGACCGCCGCATCACTATCCTCACAGCATACACTCAGACCGACGCTTATGGTCAAGAGGTACGCACGATGGGGCAGGATGCTTTTGTTGATGAATATGGCGAACGGGTAGTATCAGACGGAGGTACAACAGAAGGCACGGCCTGCGTGGTCGATGCCATTGACTCCCTGCCTGGAGTCATCACTCAAGTGTGGGCGAAGGTCGACTACATGAAGGGCACAGAGAAAGAAGAGAGCGACCGCCTCGGCTCTGTCAAGCGTGTAGACTTCGGCATTCGTTACAACAGCGCCATCAATGAAAAGATGCAGGTCTCATGGGATGGCGATATTTTTGAAGTCGAGGCAATCTTGCCCGTCGGACGCAAGCAATTCATGCACCTAATCACGAGACTCGTAGACTGATGGCTATTACTATTCAAATAGATGGGATGGAAAAGGCCGTGCAGAAGCTGCAGGAGTTGCGTCAGATAGACAAGAAGTCCTATCGACAAATCAAAGCACGCATCAAGAAGGCGGCCAAGCCAATGGAGAAAGCCATCAAAGAGGCGATTCAAAACGGCCGCAATCGCAGCGAGTTCTCTCGACTATTAAGGAAGGGTAAAGACCGCAGCACAGGGCTCAACAAGTTCCTCAATGTGACCTACCGACCAGGAAACCTCAAGCGATCCATCGACACCATAATGACCACACGCGGACGCTCGCTTGTAGTCAATGTGGGCGCTCGCTTCGGCAGCAAAGCAAAGGCAAACGCCGACGGCTACTATGCTGCAATGGTTAACTTCGGAACCAATCGCGGAGGAACCAAAGGGCTCAACAGAGCCGCCAAACGCAGAGGCGGTCAGACCTCACCCATCAAGGACAAGCGCAATGTCAACTATGTAGACAGAGGCTTCGACATGGGTAAGGAGCAGACCATCAACGCCTTGACCAAAGAAATCAAGACCATCCTCGAGACCTCAATCACTAAGCTCGGCATCTGATGAAAGCAGGCAAGGCAATCTACGGCATCCTCAGCACCAACGCTGGAGTGAAGGCAATCTGCTCCACGCGCATCTTTCCAGATGTTGCGGCGCAAGGTAGCCCCTTTCCTTTTGTGGTGTACAACATCACACGACTCGCAGCGAGCGACACAAAGAGCGGCGTGAGCACGCTCGACGAGGAACGCTATGACATCAACTGCGTGAGCAGCCTATACTCCGAAGCCATTGCTTTGAGTGAGGCCGTTCGCGGTGCCCTTGACCGCTACTCTGGTATCGTCAATGGGGTAAATGTGCAGAGCATTCAGTTCACCGATTTTGAAACCAACTTCGACGATGACAACGAAGTCTATGTTGCTGTCGTTGAGGTAGTAATACGAGTACAACGATGAAGATCACTCTATTGAAAAGACTGGCCGTTGAAGGTAGTAAACCCCTTGCAAAAGGTACTACCTTTAGCGTGACCAATGAATATGCAGCGGAACTTATCCAGAAAGGGTACGCTGTAGAATTCGGGCAAGAGCCCACCCAGAAAGAAGATAAAAACAACAATAAAACCGAGGAATAATGGCCACGACTGGTATTATGAACGGCACGCTTTTGGGCGTGTATGTGGGCAGCACGCTTGTTGCTCACGCTACGGAAGGCTCTATCAGCCTTTCAATGGACACCCGCGACGCTACGACGAAAGACTCGTCTGGGTATCGTGATTTACTTGAAGGAACTCGCAGCGGCTCAATCTCTGTGAGCGCCCTTTATGCAGACGATGCCACCTATGGCGTTAATGCTTTGATGACTGCTTTCTCTAACCGCACCACCTTGACCGTCAAGTTTTCTACTGAGGTCTCTGGTGACGATTATTGGAGCGCAACCTGCTACTTGACTTCTTTGGAGGTAAGCGCCGCCACGGAAGACAACGCAACCTACTCTGCCTCTTTCGAGATTAGCGGAGCAGTAACATTCTCAACGGTAGCCTAATAACTCTCAACAATGACTAAGCACATCAATCTCGGGGGCGAAGATCGCCCAGTCAAATTCGGATTCGCTGCTCTTATGAACTTCACGGACATGAGCGGCTATAAGTTGAACGAACTCGACAAGCTCGGCGACAGCATGACGCTGACCGACGCTGTCAAGCTCATCTATTGCGGCCTCAAAAACGGGGCCCGCGTAGAGCGGCAAAAGTTCAACCATCAACTTGAAGATGTAGCCGACTGGCTGGACGAATCACCAACCGCCATCAACGAGGTGCTTGAGTTATTTGCGCAGAGTTTTAGCAACGAAGAACAGGGGGAGTAAAAGGCTCAAGCTCGGAAGGGCTTGGGCCTATCTCCTACGACTACTACCAAGAGCTCGCTCTGGGTATGTTAAAGATGGGCATAGGGGACTTCTACGACCTTACGCCCAGAGAACTACAGAACGCCATCAAGGGACATTTGGACTTTGAGGATTCTGTGCAACAGAACGAATGGGAGCGAACACGATGGCAGACCGCCGTGCTTGTGAACATACAAATGCCAAGAGGCAAGAGTATCAGTCCGCAGCAGCTCGTCGAGTTCCCATGGGAAAAGAAAAAGAGGCACATAGGGCCTAAACTCACACCCGAGCAAGTAAAAGAGAGACTCGCGAAATGGCAAAGAAAAGAATAGCGAATGTGAATGTCAGAGTCGGGGTAGACCTCCGACCTCTGGAACGCGGCTTGAAAGTTGCGCAGACAAAGCTGAAACGCTTTGGCTCAAGCATGAAGAGCATCGGCGGCGGCATCACTCGCAACTTCACGATGCCCTTCGCTCTCGCTGGAGGTGCAGGAATTAAGCTCGCCACCGATCTGAGTAGCTCATTCGCTAAGATTGAGAACCTCGTAGGCATCACAGGCCAGACGCTCCAAGACTTCAAGCAGGGCGTTCTGGATGTCTCACGCGCTACAGGCCAAACGCAGGCCGACCTTGCCGACGCTTTGTTCGTCATCACTTCTGCGGGTATTCGCGGCGCTGAGGCCATTGATGTCCTCACGATGTCAGCGAAGGCCTCAGAGATTGGACTCGGTGAGACCAAGGAAGTGGCTCGCGGCTTGACGGGTGTCCTCCAGGCATACGCTAAGGACGGACTCACGGCGGCAAGCGCTACGGACATTCTGACCTCTATCGTCCGAGAGGGTAACCTTGAGGCCTCAGACCTTGCTCCTACTCTCGGTCGAATCGTCGGTATCGCCTCACAGCTCGGCATCTCATTTGAAGAACTCGGTGCGAACATCGCAACCTTCACCCGCTTGGGTGTTCCTACCGAAGAGGCTGTCGTCGGTCTTCGTGGTGTCATGACCACATTCTTGCAGCCCACTACAGAGGCCGCTCAGATTCTTGACCAATTCGGCTACACAGCCGCAGACCTTAGAAAGAAACTCGGCACGCAGGGCCTGCAGGCAACGCTTGCTGAACTACTCACGGCCTTCGAGGGCAACGACGACGCACTCGCTTCGGTCTTTGGTAATGTACGAGCCCTGTCGAATGTCTTAGGCACGGCAGGGGCGCAGGGCGAAGCCTATGCGGACATCCTCAATAACATCCAGAACAGCACAGGTATCGTTGACAAGGGCTTCGAGAATGTCAGCCAGACGGCAGAAAAGAAGTTCAAGAAAGCGCTCAACGAGCTCATCAATGCGGGCATCGCTTTAGGCAACGCTCTGATGCCTGTCGCCATCAACATCGCCGCATTCATCGAGAAGATGGTGCACGGCTTCATGGCGCTGGACTCAAACACCAAGACGATGCTCGTGACGCTCGGCCTCTTGGTCGCAGCAGCTGGCCCCATCGCCACCGCCATCGGCGTGGTCGCAGGCGCTCTTGCTGTCCTTGTGTCGCCTGTTGGCCTTGTGGTCGCAGGTATCGCGGGAGTCATCGCGGCAATTATGTACTTCAAGGAGTCAGCCTCTAAGATCATCGCAGGCGTAGGCAACGCCTTCATCTGGCTCTACAACAAGATCGTCGGATTCGGCAACAGCGTGCGCAAGGTGTTCTCATACACCTTCACGCAGTTTATCCCGAACCTATTCAAGACCCTGCTCAAGGTAGTGACCACAACCTTCGGCGCTATCGGTCGGGCTATCTCTTTGGCGTTCTCTGGTCAGTTCGAAGCGGCAGGCGGTGTCATTGTCAGCCAATTCGAGCAGATGCAGAAAGACCTCGGAGAGCTCGGCGAGGACGCAGGCGCTGACTACGCCGACGCATGGGCCACGGGCTTCAAGGATGTCAAGCAGGAGTACATCGATGAGAAAGCCGTGCAAAGAGGCTTGGAGCAGATGCAAGAC